TCTGCTTGTTCGGGTGTCATGCCATTGACAGGGTCAGGCAATGCATCCCAGTTAAGCTTATGCAATGGGACACTACGTGTTTCTTTACTCATGGTGCAGGTGTTTGATAGGCAGCACATGTGCCGTGGTTATGATGACGGTATGTGCTAGACGTATAGGTTGTGGAAGCACAAGAAGAAAAGAATGCTACTGCAAAGAGCAGAGCAATGCTGAGCCAAAGAAGGCGCGAGTTTAACTTATAGTTCATGATACAGGGATTAAATAAAGGATTATGGAATTCGGATTCATCTCTACCACATATAGGAGAGAGAGAAGAGCATACCCCCACTCAAGCGTTGTAAGCTTGAATGAGAGTATACACTAATGCCTTCTGTGAGATGTAGTCATTGGTATCGTCAGTAGACATACACTTGGCTATCTCGTCACGTATCTCTTCGAGCTTGGTAAGACGCTCAAGGAGTGCAGCACGAGACTTTACACAGTCAGTTAGGTCACGGTCGAAGTCAGCTTCAATGATGAAGGCTTCTTTGTCAGAGATGATGTCTTGCTTTGTAGCAATCATCTCGTTTACGATGTCAAGATTCCACATGGGTAATAAATTAAGAATGGATGAAAAGGATTATAGTCTGTAGTACAGGTGATGTAGTATGCCCCAAACAAAGGGTAAATAGCTATGCACACACGCTGGTAGGCACATGCACATAGCTGTTAGTAGCGTCGAGCTGATGATAGTGTAACGTAAGGGCACCGAAGTGCCCCACAGGTCAGTCGCGTACGATGCCGTACCACTGCTTACCGTCTTCGGTTAGCCATGGTTCGTTAGTTTCGCGGTCCATGTATGGCACGAGCTTCACACCTTCGAGGGCTACAGCTTCCTTGCTGCAGAACTCTGGGTATGAACCACCGTCTTCACGGCACTCAACCCAAGTGCTTGTGACCTGCTCAGCAAGTCCAAAGTGAGACGCCCTAAGAGCATCCACAAACACCAGGTGTGTACCGTTCAACGTTGTGTCATCGAACGACTGAAGAACCAGGTTACCGTTCTCGGTCCTGTTCATAGGGAATAAGGTTAGCTTATCCATGAGTTTGGGGTTTACGTTTGTGCAGGGCAGAATTACCTTGCACAGAGCGGTTGGATAGTTGTATTGGGGGGTATTCAAAGTGCAAGCGAAGGCGGGGAGTAATAATGGGGGTGGTACTCGAACGCATATTTCCGTAACTTTGAGCATGTTAGAGTTCTACCCTAGAAACATACAGCTGCTTGAGCCGTATATTTTTACATTCTACGAGCAGGGTGGGGGTGACTTAGTAGTCATTACAACGACCGGGGGTGTTTATATAACCAGTGACCTAGTGGGGGATGATGCTAACACTATAGCTTTAGACTTACTTAAACAGCACACTAATTAATCTATTATGGAAGGCAAGTACTACACAGATCCTAAGACACGTAAGGCTATTGATTCCTTACTACAGATGAATGCAGCTATTCAAGCGAACATTGGTACTAATAGCAAGTTGGATATTCGTAATCCGGCGGCCGCTGAGCAGCTATGGCATCAGTGGTTAGTTGAGATTAGAGCAATGGACCCCTTTTTCTATAAAGACATTTCGACCACAGAGGAGAAGGAGATGGTGACCAAGAAAATCTATAGTAAGCAACGATTTCGTCAGCAGCAAGCTGGTTCTGTATAATATTCTTATATTTCGGGTAAATATATTGTTATGGAAATTGTCAAGCCCGGGATAGAGTATCGGCTACACAACTTCAAGTCAGAAACTGAGTATCAAACAGTACGCTTCACCGAGAAGACACCTGTTGGTTTCAACCCAGGAACGACCAATGAGGAAGTGGTGTCAATGTTTATCGATCGTCTGTATGCATTACAGGCAAAAAACTTCTCTGTAGAAAACCAATGTTGTATCATCTTACTTAAGCAGGTGAGGGTGCTCTTAAAGAAGCGCTTGAACCGTAAGATTGATCGAGTAAATAAATACCAGGAGAATGCAACTGGAGATTCAAACAAGTAAGAAAAGTTTTATCCGTCATTACCTAGAACTTTTAAATGGTATCTTGAAGCTGACTCCACGTGAGTTGGATTCATTGTTATTGTTCCTAGAGTTCGATGCGGAAGTAGCATGTAGTATGCAGGCACGAAAACATGTGGCAGATGCCATGAGTTTTAAGAGTGTTAGCGTACTCAACAACTATGTAAAGAGTTTAAAAGACAAGCAGGTCATCTACAAAGACGACCACGGAGTGTATCGGTACAATGACATTGTAAAACCCAATGGAAACCTTGACACGCTTAGCTTCAAATTCGTCGTCTCCGAATCCTCTATTCCGCCTGGAATATGAGATGGATTCGCTTGACGTATTGTTTGCCTTTGAGCTTTCTATGGCTGCAGAGCTTGAAGACCAGACTGTCTCGTACAGTACTGAGATTTCTATTGGCGACCACACTTACTCACTTACCTACCTGATATATGCCACGCCCGAGTAAACTGATGGATGAGATTATCCTTGAAATAATTCAAGAGGACGGAGGGACGTACGAGGAAGTATCAGAGGTAGTCATGAGCCAGTTTTCGTTTTTGCGTAAGCACATGGAACACGGAGCATTCAGCACTGTACGGCTACCATATCTCGGCAAGTTTTACGTTAAACCAGGACGACTATCAAGATTAAACCATGCGGTTATTCAGGGAAGAAAGCTTTAAGGTTGTAGTGGATACGGAACTTAGGCTAATACCTGAGTTTAAAGCGTTGCTCAGTAGAGATCGCACCGCAGATAAGAAACAGGCTGTAAAAGAGTTGAGCTTTATCTACTTTTTCCACGACCACAAGTCGCCATATTTTATCTACCCGGAAGACGAGCGGCGCTTACGAGTATCTAATGATACCGGTTTGGGTAAAGATTACAAGCCCGATGAAAAAGTTACTGCTGCTATTGCGAAGTACTTGGAGTTGTCTAAGACTCCGACTATCCAGTCTCTTACATCTATACGTGAGGGTCTGCTTACTAGCAGTAGGCTCATTGATACTTTGCGGGAGCGTATTGAGTCTGCTCTGGCTGATCCTTTGCTGGAAGACATTGACCCTGTTGTTCGGTCCGTTACCCGAATGCTCGAGATTTCTGAAAAGCTCCCAAAGGCGATTGAGAACATCACGTCGCTGGAGGAGAAGGTTAAGAAAGAAGAGTCAAACGAGACGCGGATAAAAGGTGGAGGTAAAAAAGGAATGTTCGAAGACTAATGTTAGCTAATACTCGAGAGTTCAGCCGCAGCGGTCAGCATTTTTTAGAGCACGGGTTCTATTGTGGCGACCCATCGGGCAGTGCTGCATACTTTGAGTACTGGGCAGAGGAGTTACGTCGTTGTAAAAACGGGCACACGGTAGGTGATGTTACCATTACCGGACACCACTACTTCTACTTGAACTACGTACAGATAAAGCTGACTGACAAGGGAAACAAAAAAATTGTGAGCTTCCCTAATTTCTGGGATGGCGATTATGAATACTTCTGGTTGCAGGACATAGCCCGTAACGGGATCAAACCAGAGGATTACAAAAAGCTGAACCTGTCGACTTTCGTAGACCAGGCCCACATGGATGGGAGTCGTCATATGATTGTAGGTAAGGCACGACGTAAGGGATTCTCTTATAAGAATGCTGCACTAGTGACCAACACGTTCAACACGGAACGTAATAGCTATACCCTTCTTTGCGCGTTTGACAAGAAGTATCTATACCCTAAAGGTATCATGGCAATGGTTACTGATAACATGAACTTCATCAACGAGCACACCGGCTGGGCAAAACGTCGGCAGGTAGTAGACAAGCAAAACCACCGCCGCGCTAGTTACATGGAATACATGTCTGGGCAGCAGGTAGAGAAAGGCTACAAGTCTGAGGTTGAGGCGATTACGTTTAAAGACAACCCAGATGCAGCGCGTGGTAAAGATGCAAGCATTGTAATCTTTGAGGAGTGCGGGGCATTTGATAATCTCAAAGCGTCTTACCTAGCTACTAAGCCTACTGTAGAAGATGGAGGTATTACTACGGGACAGATGATTCTGTTTGGTACTGGTGGTGATATGGCTGGAGGCACGATTGACTTCGAGTCTATGTTCTACAACCCAGAGGCATACAATCTTCTACCTATCTCGAACATTTGGGACGAAGGCGCAGACCATACCAACTGCGGTTACTTCTTTCCTTCATTCATTAACAAAATTGGGCACATGGATGCTAGCGGCAATAGCGATGTTGCTGGAGCTAAACAGTCTGAGGAGGCAAAGCGAGAGCAAATTAAACGGGATGCTAAAGATGCAGGCGTACTAGATAAGCATATTACCGAGTATCCATTTACACCTAAGGAGGCTTTCTTACAGCACTCTAGTAATATCTTCCCTACTGCTACTCTAATGGATTGGCGCAACGAGCTTATGCGTAGCGGTATGTACAAGTCTCTAGCTGTAGCAGGACACTTAGTGCAAACTAAAGATGGCGTCAAGCTTAAACCAGACGATCGGTTACGCCCTGTACTTAAATTCCCTACACAACGCGGGGATGATACTACAGGATGTGTAGTTATGTACCAATCGCCTTACCAAGAAAACGGAGAGGTTCCCCGAGATTTGTACATTATTGCGCACGACCCCTATGCCCAAGATGGGAAGGGGCAATCTTTAGGCGCAGCATATGTCCTAAAGCGTGTTAATCCGTACAGCCAACCAGACGATATGATCGTTGCTAGTTATATAGGAAGACCAGATACGCAGGATGAATACAACAATACCCTATTTTTGTTGTCAAAGTATTATAATGCTCGTATAGGATTTGAGAATGACCGAGGTGAAATTATTCCCTTTGCCAAACGTCATAAATTAATGCAGCAACTATTACCAGAGGTGGAAATCTTTGATAAGACAGATAACGTTCGGATACGTAAGCTAGGCCGCAGTTACGGCATGAGCATGGGTAGTAAAGAGCGCAAAGGGCAAGCAGAAATATACTTACGGGACTGGCTAAAAACCCCTAGAGGTCGTGGCGAGTCGGGAGAAATCAAGCTAAATCTACACCAAATATACGATATTGCGTTAATAGATGAGCTAGTAAAGTACAACCGCCGGGGCAACTTTGACCGGGTGTCAGCACTTATGGTAGGCATGTTCCACTTAAAGGACTTGCATTCTAGAGAAGTTAAGGTAGTAGAGCAAGCATCTAATAACACATTCTTCGACCGAGCCTTCTTTTCATAAAATAATATCTGATGACCCAGATCCCTAAACAAAAAATTGCTAGATCACGCAAGTCTAAAGACTGGGCACAGGATTGTATCCGCGCGTTTATCAATCGCTCTTCCTTCAGTACTAGCACAAAACATACGCTACAAACGTATTACGAAGCTTACAATGGTAATCTACGAGAAGCCGACTATAACTATGTAACTAATCCTTATAATAGTGAAGCGTGGGCAAAGAAAAACTTTCCTGCGCGTCTGCGTAATTACAATATCTTAAAACCTATTGTAGATCTGCTGCTTGGAGAAAAAGCAAAACGCCCTCTTGCGTATCAAGTCGTGGTTCGTAATAGCGATATCGAATCCCGCTTTGATAAGTTTAGGCAGGGGGAATTTAAAAAGTATTTAGAACAAATTTTTGTAAATGCTGCAAATGAGGCAGGCATGCCGACAGGACAGGAGTCAGCAGAAATGCCTGCACCCGAGGAGTACATGGAAGAAGTATTTGCAAACTATAGAGATTCCCGCGCTATTATAGGT